TCGTAGTCTTCCTCCGTAGTTCGTCTAAGGTCTTCAACGTGTGCCTTTGCAGCATTTAGACCTTTTATCACACCGCAAAGTTTTTGATACTCGTCATAAGTTTTAGCAGACCCATTAGCTATGGCTTCACTAACACTCTCTATCTCTTCATCTATTTTTTCAAACAACACTTTAAAAACAGTCGTCATTCTTTAGGCTCCTGTGTTGGTGGTGTTGGAAGTGTTTGTTCCTGTGGAGAAGTTGGTTCTTCAGGTTGACTCATAGCACTTTGTAATAAAGTTTGTACAATAGCGTCATCTGATTTATTCTCCGCCTTTTGTTCCTCTACTAATGCTTTTATAGCTTCAGAAGACTCTTTTTGTTCTAACTTTGCGTCATCTGTAATTGCTTTAGTTAAAGTGTTCATTTGAGCCTGTCGTTCTTGCGAAGCAATTCTTTCTTGCTCTACTGCAATCTGTGCTTGTTTAAGTGCCACATCAGACTGATCTTTCTGTGCTTTTCGTTGAGCATCTTGTGCCTTGATCTGTAACTCTTGTTGTTGCATTTGAATAATTGGATCTTGCGCTTTTTGTTGCGCTTTTTGCTGTGCCTGTTGCGCCATATTGTTTTGTGACAATTGAGTAGAAGCCTGTGCTATTAAACGAGAAACTTCTAGTTCCATATCTTCCGGTAACTCTGAATCTGGTTTTGGAAGTGGAGCGCCAACTCTCTTTTCTATATCTAGTCTGTACTTAAACCCTAAATGTTCGGCCACATGCGCCTGTAAAGCTGTTGCTATGAGTGTAGCTTTTGGATTCTGAGCAAGGAGTTGTCCTACAATTGGGTCATTTAAAAAATTCATGTGCGCTAATATATGTGCGTCATGATCCTGATACATAAATGCTTTCATAGGTTTTACTTTTAAAGCGTCCATATTTTCTGTCAAAGGGTCTTTTGGTTTTGCATCTTCTTCAAGAGGAACAAGTTTAGCTGCATCTTTTATACCCAACACATCTAACATCTGCCTATGAAGCTGTGGCATGTTATATATTTGTGGTGCGCCTTGAGCCATTTGCATAACCGCTTGATACTGTACAACCTTTTGCGCCATAGTAGAAGCGTTAGGATCAGATATAGGTAAAACCTCAACTAGATCATAATCAGATTGCTTTATTTTAGGAGTGCCACTTTCCGGTTTGTAACTATATTCATCAGGAGTGTAGTCTCTAATAATATTTTTTAATAACTTAAACTCTTGACGCATAGAGTAATGCACTCTAGCTTGCACAGCAGACATAACTTTTAAAGATCTTTCTAATATAGCTAAAGTTGTACCTACTGGACTTTGCGCTGACATGTCAGATATTTTTAAATCTGCTGCACTTGCAAATCTTCTACCCTCGTCAACTATAGTACCCAATAATGTGTATAAGACTTGACTAGGCTCTTTGTATGGCAACGTCATTATATTATCTTTTATACTTCCACTTGCTACATCTACATCTCTAAACTCAGCAGGACTTATTGGTGTATCATCACCTTTTACTCTAAGTCCTTTGGTTTTAAACCCACCGGGGAGATTAGATAGGGTTCCTGCGTCCACAAGTTGTCTTATAAGAGACGTACCAGATTTAGCAAATGCGCCTACCAAATGAATTAAACCAAAACAATAAAATCCAAATCCCGGTACATAACCGTAGTGTACAAAATGATTACGTTTTTTCTTTAGGTCATCATCAGGTTGGTAGTTTCTTCTTATCGAAAGAATTTCGCCCGTAGCTTTTTCAATAGTAACCACATATGGCAAAGCAATTCCTGTCTCTTCTTCATCCTTGTCCTTATCTTCATATCCGGGTAAGTCTAAATCAACGTGCATCTCTAATATTTTGTACCTGTCATCATATGATGCAGAGAACCCCATTTTTTCAGCTATTTTCTTTTCTACATCATCTAACTCATCACTAGGTTCTCCTAGCTCTACATCTCTGTAAAACTCAGATACTTGTAGTTTCTTTAATTCATTAGGTGTCTTACGCATAACATGTGTTACACGCTCAGATGTTTCTAAATCTGACGCACCATACGGTACAACTATATCTTCGGCAGGTATAAATACAGATACTTGTCTTTCAAGGCTGGGATCGTAATAAACTTTTTTAAACGCATTACCCGATAAACCAAGGCCCCATAACATTCTTTCGTGTTCTGGACGATACTCAACCATCTTCTCAGTTAGTTGATAGTTCATATCTGCTTTTACACGAGAGGCTGCTTCTTTTTTCTCTCTACTGCTTTCACCTATAATCTGAGTTTTTACTGGCCCTTGTGCAGGAAAAGTCTCCATAATTGTTTCAGANTGAAACTTAACAAGTGCTTCAGTAAGTAGTGGATGATGTACACCACAAGCCCCAGGCCACGGCTCTGTTCTTTCGTCTAATTTTAAACCTAGAAGATCTAGTCCATCTACATAAGTCTGCATCCAATCTTTGCGACTAGATATGTCAGACTCAAAGTCACCTAATAAATCTTCAGATAAAGAATTTAGATCGCCCTCCTCCATATCTTCAGCAAGATTAGCGTCAAAGTTTTCATCCGTTTCTTTACCCGGCTCTATCTCTATTTCCAAACCACCCATTTCTATAGAAACTTTTTCAGGATCTTCTATTTCTATCTCTATGCTAGGCTCCATATCTTCTTGGCCTACCATCTGTGCTAATCCTTTTGGTGCGGGAATTAACCCTTTATCTATCCCATTAACTGCCATGATTTATCCTTTGTATTTAATAGTAAGGCTCTCTTCGCATCTTTCGAGGCATATATTCATCGTCTTCATCAAGAAGAGTCCTAATAAATCCGCCTTTCCTAAACCTCATTAACGCTAAAGACGTTGAGTCTACATAATCATCATGTTCCCCAGCAGGAAAACTTGCTACTTCATCAACAACTTCTTCTGCCCAATTAGTATTTGGTATCCATACCCTGCCTGAAGCAAACATATCTGACACCGCATTTAGTCTTGATATTTTATCGTTACCTTTACTAGGAGTAAACTCTTGAACTGGAACCCCCATTGCCCTCATCTCGTATATTAACGGAGCGCCAGATGCTTTTTTCTCTATAATTATAGAATCAGGCTCCCAATCATCGTATTCCTCTAATGCTACCTTTTTTAACTCAGGAAACTCCATTCTTTTACGAAAAGCGTTTAATAATATTATATTAGCTTGTTTTAACCCTGTGTCATCTTCTTGATAAAACACTCCCCATGTTGTACATGCCGAATAATCCGCACGTTGAGTCTTTTCAAACGCTGTATCCCATGACTGTAGTATAAAATCACAAGAAGGTGGATCTTCTTTCTCCCAAATCTGCCACCATTCACGTTTTACTATAGCTGAATTTTCTGAAGTTGGGTTTTGTTGATACTGAGCCATCCATTTAGAGTTAGGTAGCTCTTCTTTTAACGCATCTAGCTCAATTAAAGGCCAAAACTGAGGCCAAAGAGGCTTACCACTAGGTAAAATAGCCGGAAATTCTATTAATTCCCACTCTTCTCCCCCTCTTTGTACTGAAGCTCGCATTACTTGACCCGTTAAATCACGTTTTGACCACCTTGTCATCACAATTATAATCGCACCGCCCGGTTGCAAACGCTGTCTTGGCCCAGATGTGTACCATTCATACGTTTTATCGTATATTTCAGGGTTTACTTCTGCTTGGGCGGCTTCTTGCTCTGAGTGAGGGTCATCAATAATGAGGATATCCGCACCTTTACCCGTAACAGCACCTCCAACACCGATAGCAAAGTAGTCTCCGCCTTGGTTAGTGGCCCAACGCCCAGCTGCTTTTGAGTCAGCCTGGAGTCCAACTCCTGAAAATATGTTTTTATACGTTTCAGAATCAACAAGATTTCTTACCTTTCTACCAAACCCCACCGCAAGCTCTGCTGTGTGGGATGTTTGAATTACTTTCTTATTAGGGTACTTACCCAAAAACCACGCTGGTAACAAATAAGAAGCAAACTCACTCTTAGTGTGTCGTGGTGGCATATTAACAATTAATCTTTTACACTGTCCATGTGCAACCCTTTCAAAAGCCTTTGCCATTTTTTGATGATGCGCTCCATTTATAAACGAAGGCCATACTTGACTAACAAAAGCCATAAAAGATAATTGCGCTTTTTGAGAGTGTTCTCTCTCAGCTAGTTCTTCTAAACTATCGGCAATCTCCGCTTTTACTTCTGGCGGTAGACTACTAAGCAGGTGTGGATATTTCTTTATCAGATCCAGAGGTGTCGGCTGCATCGCTTTGTTCTTCTAGTTCACTTTGCTCTTCTAACTCACTATATTCTTCTAGTTCACTTTGTTCTTCTAGTTCACTATATTCTTCTAACTCTTTATCTAAGTCAATTTCCAAAGGACTTATCGGTTCTCCATCTCTAACCTCAACAGTCTCTACATCTCCTATATATTTACCTAGTATTGTATTAAGCCTATCTTCAATCTCTTCGGTTGGTTTCTGACGTATTGTTATATCATACTGCTCTGAGAATAAATTTACACCTCTACGCTTTCCTAAAAGTTCTAGCGCTTTTAGTCTTTTACCTGCATCTTCGTTTTCTGTTTCTTCTAAAAGTCTGTTGGTCACAAAGTTAGCCAAACGATTATTTGCATTTAAAAACTCATGGTCATACTGATTTAACAACGCCTCTAACTTTAACACCACTGCAGGAGGGAGTCTTTGCAATTGCAATGGGTTTTTCCTTCGCAAATAATTCGTGTGCTTGAACCGATGTCTTTTCATCCATATCAGGTACTTCAGCACCGGAGTCTATTAACTTTTTTACAGTGTTAAAAGCAGTCTTTGCTCTTTCTCTAAACTCTTTAACTTCTTCGGGGGTTACATTGAACGGGAGAGGTATGCCTACTTCTGGCGTTATTGTTAATGGCATGAGAGGAAACGGGACTCCTTTTTTCGTTAGGGGGGCATCTCAGCCTTTGAACCTACCATGAGGCTTATATAAAGTCAATAGGGGGGTGGGGGTAGAGTGTTTTCAAAAATTTAAAATCCAATGAGCAAAACACACAGTACATACATACGGGTCCCATCTACGCCACACAGGGGGGTGGGGTGGCGGATTGAGTGAGACCAGTTTTTAAAAGGGTATGGGGTTAGTGGAAGTACTTCCACCGAAAATAAAACTTTACATTAGAGATATATTAGAGTAGTATTAGAAATGTAGTATTTAATTAACGAAGTACTTTTAAAAAGGAATTACATCATGACAAAGAAGCAAACACTTTCCCCTGTAACACTTGCCGAATCTATCGGTAAGGAATTGAGCAACAACAACGCTAATGTTTCAAAATTAGCCGAATGTAAACTTGCAGTAGAACAAGCGAAAAAAGATTTATCTGCTACTGGTAAAACTATTCGAGGCGTTGAGTCGAATATAAATATTAATATTAAAGAGTATAGAAAAGGTAATCATGCCATAGGTACTGTTTACCTTGATCCAGCTGGAAAACGGATAATAGGTAAAAAGTTGTTCGTATACAAAAAAGACAAAGACAAAAAGCCATACTCTAAGGTTTCAAAAAGATCTGAGAAGTTTCAAGAAATAGTTTCAGAAAAATGTCTTGATACTGCATTAGAAACATTTCTTGATGTTGAAAAATGTTCCGCTTTTGGTTTTACTCTAATTCAATCAGCTTTAAAAACTGGCGGATCTTTTGACACAGCTGTCAAACACGCTGGTGAGATTGCCAAGCTATGCGAATCTAAAGAAGGGCGTTTCAGTTTCAATAAGAAAAAAGTTACCGAACCCGATCTTACTTTTACTATTACTAGAAAAGACGTTTTAGACGTACTTAGTGGTAAAACTAAAACTAGTTATAATCAAATGGTTATTGATGCGGGTATTAGTAAACTGGATACGATCGGTAAGTTTATTTCTACTTTTCCCACAAACTATCAAAAGAAATTAGAAGAATGGTTTGGTAGGTAATTTTAACAGGGCTAGGGTTTACACTCTAGCCCATTTTTTTGGAGGATTTAAAATGTGCGATTGTATTAGTAGTTTAGAAATTGGTTTAGTTATGCTTTTAGTTTATTTCGTTGCTTGGTGTACTGCCGATACTTACAGGGAAATAAAAAATCGTTATAAAAAATAACCAGTAAAATTTACACAAGAACTCGCTTGACAGCGGGTTTTTGCACGTCTGTTATCCACAGGTTATCCACAGGC